CTACAATCGTTTTGACTATAAGTTCTGCAATCTCCAACGCTACAGCCTCTCTAATAGATTGCTCTGGATCTTTATAGAAAGATGCGTGAGCATTACAGAGGCTACAGGGATGAAAGATCTCTGACATTACTTCTTCTTCGCTACCTTCTTGACTGGCTTTGCATCTTCAAGTTCTTCTGCCCATCTATCAAACTGACGTAAAACAAAGAACTCTTGAATCTCTGATCTAAGATAAGAAACAATATGCCACACCAACATTAATCCAGTACCTGTCCAAAATAGTTCTACGTTCATAACTCTCCCATCGCTGAATGTCTATAAGCTCTGCCTTGTGCATCGGCATCTCCGATTTGGCAGGTTGCATAATTTACAAATAACGCTACATAATCACTGCCATCTGCTGAGTGTGGTCCAAAGCGGTTCTTTACAGCAGCAACCCTAAGTATTGACTCGCTTGCTTGAAACGCTAGTGTCACAATCAAACTAGGCAACTGTGAAATCTTACCGTGAATTGCCCTCCTTGGTGGAGGGAAATCACTTCTACCAAACTCAGCTTGTTCGCTGGTATGGTGTAACACAATTACGCAGGCTTCAGTAGATCTTGCTAGATGGTGGAACTCCGTCATAATAGATCGAAGTCCCGTCCATTCGTTCTCAGTTTCTGCTACTACGTTAGATAAGTTATCCACAATTATTAACTGTGGTGGCACACCAAACAGTTCTACGTATGCCTTAACTTCTAACTCTATATCATCAATAGATGGTGACGGATCAAACACCCATCTGATATGAGATATACGCTGGATTTGGATGTTGTAAAACTTAGGATCATTATCTAAGTTCTGTTCAACCATCATCTGGTTATGACCAGTTATATGCGCTGCAGTTCTCATAGCAGCAGTGGTAATGTCAGTGTCAGCAGAGAAGAATAGTGTCGGAACCTGAGCTTTGATTGCATAGACTAATGCGAACATAGATTTGCCAGCATTAGGTTGCGCTGCAACCATACAGACTTGACCTCTGCGAAACTTAATCTGCTTATTGGACAGTGCTTTCCACACATCGGGTAGTGATTCGGCTCGTGCTTGTGTGCCTCTCCACGCCCTCTGTAAATCAAGCAAAGTATTTCTCCAATAATTCAAATTTTATGTCTAATTTCTTGCGTATAAGATATCTCTCATACTCTGTTAACCCACCCCATATGCCAAACTCTTCGTGCTTTATTCCCCAGTCTAAACAATCCTTCTGGAACGGACAGTTACCACATACTTTTTTAACAGTTGCCAACTGTCTAAATCCGTACCTAGTTGTCGCACCAACTGTTTGATCTGGATAGAAAACTTCCGTACCCATTTCTCTGCAGGGTGGGTTTTCAAATTCCCAGGGCGGCAGCATTTAAACCGCGCTTAGGAATAAATAGCTTTACATTTGTCCAACGCACCTTTTGGTGCAGGACACATATAACCCTTCCAAGGTCCACGATCTCCGACTCCAGATTTAAATACCATCTCGCCGTGTTTGCACTGTGGCGCTGCTCCACTTGGAGTTGCTACTGGTGCTGCTGATGATGCTGGTGCTGATGGTGTAATTGCTTTCAACATAGATACACCTGCTAATGATTGTGACACACTTGAAATCAAAGATGCTAGATCCTGAATTGTTACTAGCCCCTTCTCAAGTTCTGTCTGATCGTCAGCATAGACGTTGATTAGATCTCCATTGTTCAACTTAAAGTTGACCTGAAGACGAACGTTTTGGTTATTCGCTCCCATTTGTTTCTCCTCCTTCATCATTCACACGCTTGACTTCCAAGCGATATGTTTCATTACCTAACTTGTACGGTATATAACCCAAAGCCTTTTCAACTTCAGCGGAATCTACCAGTTTTCTTGGAGCTACAGTTGACCAGATAACGCTTATGCCATCATCTGTAATGCCACTGTTACCTTCAAGATGTACCCTAAGTGAATCCTTTTCGTCTGTCAATACTTTAATCTCTTTGTTCAAAGTAAAGTACTTAGACGCAGCGTTACTAACTGAGATCTCTCCGATCTTAGGCAGTCCAGTTACGGGTGCTTTTTTTCTACCAGCGCATCCCATCTCACCAGTGGCATCAAAGTACTGGCAATAGTGCTGGCAGTAAGTAGCAGAATCCTTCTCAGGTTCTGGCGGTGCAGTTAGAGTCTTTAATTCTTCTAACCATTCTAAAGCCTTTAACGCTTTCGCTTCATCATATGGTTCTTCATAGAATAAAACATCGCGTTCATCACCATCACGACAGATAGCAACGAGTGCCACCTTATCTACTGGTTGCTTGTTTCCGTTCTTCATTAAGTAACCGTAAACCTGCACTTGCCACTTCTGTTGTTCAGATGGGAAGTAAGATGCAGTCTTACTCTTAATTGTTTTCCAGTCTACAATCATTGCTTCTTCTGGAATGTAGCAGTCTATATGGGCTTTCATACCCTCATACTCGACTTCGGTTTCTAACCAAAATCGGGTGGAGTCTGGATCTTGACTGCGTAGTGCTGCTTCGATCTCAGTGTGAATGGCGGTCCCCATAATTGCTGCGAGCTTTAGCGAGTCATCATTTGTTGCAGGTTGTGAGTTGATGCGGTACCAGACTTTACGTCTGCAACTGCCTAGCTCTGACGGTCCTATCTGTGTCTGATTGGAGCGGCTTCTAGACGCGTCCTTACTTCTCAGAGCGGTAATAAGTTCTTCTACTATATCCACTGTTCCTCCTTATGGCGGAGAGTACTCCTGCTTGCTAAATAAAATCAACACCACGACTAACCCTCGGCGTGTCGTTTGCGGATCTATGATTATACTATGAGCCGTAGGCGAATCACCGGATGGATGGCGGCACAGCCGCCCCAGATGGAGGGGTAGGATCGGTGGATAACCGATCCGTAGGGGAACAGCCCCACAGATACCGATTTAAGGGTGGTTAGATGGCGCGTCGAGGCTACAGAATCCGATCCTTGGGTGATTGGTTGGGTAGCAGGTGGCTATGGCTTCAACTCAATGTCAATTTACATAGGTTTACTTTTACTAAATGGGCAAAGGTTACTGTCTATAAGTCAATCTGGGAGGCTTATATGCCCCCACAAAACCCTTTAAATTTGCGCGGAATCCCTACCCATAGCTGTATCTGCGGTTGTGAAATGTTTTTAATGATTGCCTCTTTTGAGGACTGCGAAGTGTCCTTCTATTTTACTGATGCCCAGTGTCTAGATTGTGGAGCGTTGGTAACGCTTCCTACCCCTGTGGATAACGAAGAAAATACTTTGCTATAAAACAAAAAAGAAGGCCACCCCCGAAGGGATGGCCTTTGTCGTGCCTCGCAGGAACCTACTTTTTAGAACCGCGTCCGAAGTCTTCGGAGCTTTTATCAAGGGCTTTCATAAGCGGTCCGAGGACTGCTGCTAGTGCAACAGATCCAAGTGCTTTAGGATCTGTTTCACCTGCCATATAAAGTGCCATTGCAGCAGCAAATGCTGCTCTAAGGTAGGAATGTAGGATTGCTTTTAGTTTATTTTGATTCATCTTCGCCTTTCTTTTTTGGTAAAGGTTTGGGGATTATCGCCTTTACTTTGTTTACTGCTTTAGGCTTACCAAGCCAAGGAAACCAAGGTGCAGTATCCTTGCCAGCGGTATCCTTAATTGAAATATGCAGATGATGCGGATGTGCATAACCGTCAAAGTCACGTTCTCCCTTTTCCTTGGACCAGATACGTCCCTGGAAGATTAGATACTTGACCCTTGGGTCACTCTGTAATTCTATAAATGCTTGCTTGCAATTGATGCCGTCTTTGGGATCGTGGGTTAGATCGCAGGCAAAGCCTGAGTTGTGATCGGAGTTAGGATTTTTGGATAAATGGGCCTTGCTTGGCAGCAAACCATCTGATGCCTTCTTGCGCTTTGGTTTCAAGGCTGTTGCTTGACGAAGTACAGCTATCGCTGCTGGTTGTGCAACTCTTGCTAACGGTATCATTTTCTCTCCAGTAGTAGTCGGTAGATGTCATCAACTCTGTTCTCTAATCTTTCTAATCGGATGGTATTTTTTGTAACGGAGTCCTTCATACTTGACCCGCCATTGGGACGAAGTTCCATTAGGAAAGATTTTACCATCCATCGGATTCC